ATCCTGAAAACCGCCAACGGATAAAAGAGCGCATTCCGTATATTTTGGGGCGTATTAAAGCGATTCCTGATCTATATGCACCTGCACTACGATATTTCAAAGAAGGTGTTGAAGTTGAAGAATTGTTGATGTGCTTATGTGAAAACCCAGTGCAAGTTTCAAATTTCAAAGAGGGGGATACGCCAATTGTAGAAATACCGGGTAAATCTGTGACAGCCTATGGTTTGAATCAATCGATTATTGGTGCTGAGAACATTTTTAAAGTTGGTGATACTTTTACTGATGCACCAGTGATCGCAAAGCAAAACAGTTCAGTTAATGGTCAGACTTTATTGCCGCCAAACAGTACCCGTTTTCAGCGTTCTGATATTTATTTCATTTATCCAAATCAGATTAAAACTTTAAATGCGACCTCAGATTTTGAAAAGTTTGTGGTCAATGAAACAGTGACCATTGAGGGTGCAAACTACGGTATTGCAGATTTGACGATCACGGGTGCAGTGAATATTGATTATTTAACCCAAACACTTGAAGTCAGTTCAACCCAGACTGTTGTGAACTATCAAGATTTTCGAAAGATCAATATCACGGCAATGCTGATTACTGATCCAGTTAATGGGCAACTCGATTTAGCCGGTTTGTATGATGTGGACACAATCACCTATAGCGATGGTGTCTATGCAATTAAGTTATTGAATGCAACAAACACCAATACAAATTTTGCTAATTTGACTGCAGATGCGGTGACGAATCTCAGTGCAAATTTGACTGCGAATACAGCCAACATATTCTTGGATGGCACATACACTATCACGGGCATTAATACCGCTGAAAAGTTAATGACGGTTGCAACGCCAAGCACAGTCAATCCAGATTGGGAAAAGTTGGCAGAACTGACAGGGCAGCAAACATCAACAGCTTTGGTCAAATTGCGTGGTAATCAAGAAAACTTCATTGGTTGGTTTACCATTGATTCACCACAAGCCAAAGGCTTGTTGCTGAATTTCAGAGCAGGAAATGGCATTTATCAAAGTGCATCTGCAAAGGTGGTGATGATTGAGGCAGAGTACCAGCAAGTCGTGAATAATGTGCCAACAGGTCAGGTTTATAAGCAAAACATCACGCTCACAGGTAAAGCCAATAACCGCGATGCAGTTGGGGCTTCAATGTGGATCAATTTGCCGTTTTCAGGCGCTGTGCGTTTCCGTGCACGTCGGACCAATGATAATGGTGATGCAGCAGATTTGATGGATGAAACCAAGTTTTATCAAGCCTATGCATATCATTATCTTGAAAATCTGATTTTTCCGAATCGTATCATTGTTCGTGCTAGAACTGTGGCAACTGCCAATGCAACCAGTCAGGATTCACGACAGCTCAATTGTATTGCAGAAAGTCTGGTGTATTCGTACAGAGATGGCGTGAAGTCTGCTGAGCGTATTGCATCACGTAATATTGCAGATTTAACCATTGATCTAGCATTACATCCAAAAATTGGCAGACGTTTAGAGTCAGAAATTGATTTTGATCGTATCTATCAAGTTGTAGATGATGTGCAGGATTATTTCGGCTCAGCACGTATGACGGAGTTTAATTATACGCTCGACAGCACCAATACCTCTTTTGAGGAGATCATGCGCATGATGTCAGCTGCAACGTGCACACATGATCGTCGCGTGAATCGCAAAGTGTATTTTGAACTAGAAAGCATAGACAATGAGCCACTGATTTTATTCAATCACCGCAATAAACAAGCCGAGTCTGAAGTACGGTCATTCAACTTTCGGGTTGATAATCGGCATGATGGCGTTGAACTGAGCTATGTGGATTCGGATGATGGTTGGATTGAAAAGACCTTGAAAATTCCGCATGACGCGATAAATAACGCTAAAAAGATTGACGGTACAGGCATTGTTTACAAAGAGCAGGCACATATTGTCGCTTGGCGAGCCTGGAATAAGTTGCAGTTTAGTCGAGTCACAGCGCGTTTTACTGCATATTGTGAAAGTGATTTAGTCTTCCGTGGTGACTGTATTTTGAATACGGATGATACGCGACTTGGTAACTGTAGCAGTGGCGAAATTCTAAATTGGAATAATCTCTCAATTGAGGTTTCACAGCCATTTATGTTGCTTCCAGGTCAACAATACTTAATTCATCTACAGATGAAAAGCGGTGCAATTGATGTGATGAAGATTGTCCAGGGTGAAGATGACTATCACTTTGTACTTGAACGTCCACCAATAGAATCGCTTGTTATTACTGGGCAGGTGAAAACTGTATATTCAATCACCACTGATACAAGACAGAATGAGCAAAAATTTCTTGTTTCAGTCAAGAAGCCAATTGATGTGTTTGAAAATGAAGTAAATGCGATTAATTTTGATGATCGTTATTACCGAAATGACAAAGACATCATCAATAATCTGATTTAAAGAAATTCAACATATGCCCGCGAAAGCGGGTTTTTTTATGGAATAACGCTATGGCTGAGATGATTTCTGCAAATGTAGAAAAAGATATTGCTGATATTGGAAAGTCCATCAATGAGAAGACCGTAATTAACCCGCGTTATGGTAACCCATTTGATTCATTGCCATTGGCAATCCAAAAAGTGATGGAAGCGGGTGGCTTTCAGCCATTTTTAACAGAAACTGCACTACTTGCGAGTGTCCCGACTGTTTCGCCAAAAGCAGCAAAAGCATTAGATACGAAGAAAATCTGGTATTGGGATGGAAGTTGGCACGATACTGGGTTGAGTGAACTTGACCAAGCAGCAACTCGACAAAACATTAACTTAAATGCATACGATGCAGGCTTGGATCCAGACGGCTCGTATTTTTCAAGTACTTTAAAAATTGCAGGGGATATAGATGCTGTTGGCGGGACAACCAAAGCAACTGCAAACTATACATATGTTTTGAACAAAGACTTATCTGCAAAAAAAATGAAAGTTCTTGTCATTTATGCAACTGGGTCAATTGGTCAAGAAATTCAAGCAAAAGTGTTTACCAAGGGTGCTTCGCAGTTTGATTATGTGAAAACGATTGGAAAATTTATCGTTTATCGAGACGGATTTAATTATTTCGCTTTGCCAAATGACTATTCAATTACATTTGCTACAAACGAATATATCGGGTTCAGTGTTACGAGTAATGTTTTAACTTATACACTTGTTTCAGCAACATCAACTCCGATGTATTACAACATCAATAGTCCAACTGCAATAAGTGTACCCTTTACCAGCGAGGGTAAAACCGCTCGACTTCAAATTGGTGTGTTTTCAGAAGCAAAAAGTGGACTTGTGCCAATTCAAATTAATTCAGTTGCGACAGATTTATTAAATACTAAAGAGCTGTTGGGCATGGGCAAGCAAACAGTCGGGAAAAAAACGACCCCAGTGAGCACTGCGAGCAATGCATCATCTGCGCAATGGATTCCTGCTGAACCTGTCCTAAATGCAGGAAAACTGAATGGATTTTCTACATATTCAACGACTGCTGGTACTTTAGATATTTGTGTCTATACAAAAAACGGCACCAAAGAATTTATTGCAAAATCTGTTAAGACAGTATCAATTGTTCCTGGTTTAAATACATTTTCTAACTTAAATATTGCCGTGAGTGTTGGTGACTATCTAGGTATTCGTACAAGTGCAGCTGGTATAACGCAGTATGTAGCCTCGACAGATACTGCAGTTGCCTTTCCAGTCTATAGCGGATCATTGACAGAAACTGTGAACTTTGCAGGACCTACAGGCGGTTATATATGGCAATTTCAATTTCTCATTGATTACTCAGGACTCGCTTCAAATAAAAAATGGAAAGGTCTGAAATATGTTTCCTTTGGTGACAGCATTACCTGGTACAACGGAAAAACATTTTCAACGAGCCATTTAGAAAGTGGTCAAGTTGCAAAGGGCTATCAATCCTATGTGGTAGATGAGCTGGGCTGTGATCTTGATAATCGAGGCCAGTCAGGATGGGATATGACGCAAATTTATGCGTCACAGATTGCTGCTTATGATTTTACTGGCGTGCATCTTACAACCATTACATCTGGTGCAAATGATTGCCGTAAAGGTGTGCCTGTTGGGACTCTTCAAGACATCGGCTCAACTTTCAATACCAGTACTTATGCTGGTGCCATGCAAGCTGCGATTGAAAAAGTAATTGCAAGTAACAAAGCTACAAAGATCGTTCTGATCACGCCAATTCGTGGTTGGTATTCAGAATACAACACAACCAATGTGCCAAATACTGATCCAACGGTAGTTGGTTTGATGAAAGCTGAATACCCAGACATGGTTAAAGCCATCGGCAAATTATATGGGATTCCAGTGGTTGATTTTTATTATGGTCTTGGATGGAATGACTTAAATAAAAATTACTACCTTGGAGATAATCCTGATGTATTCACAGCTTATTTACTTCATCCAATGAATCGGGGATTCCAGCGGATGGGTGAGTTGCTTGTGGATGCTTTGAAAAAGTTTTAAACAATTGTGTTGATTGATATATATTCAATTCCAAATATATTGTTTTATGTTTGAAAATGATTAGTATGTGCATAATTGTTTAGCAAACTTGATATTATGAGAAAATTAGATTCAGATCAAAAAACATTGTTATTGATTATATTGTTTTTAATTATTGGGGTTGTAGGCGGATACTACATACCCGCTGAAGGATTGTAAACTAAGCCCTGATTATTCAGGGTTTTTTATTGCCAAAAATAGGGGGTAGACATGTCTGAAACAACAACTGCAGTTGCTGAAACTTCAGCAGCGATTGCGGGAAAAGTAACAACATACACGGGCACAGGCGTAACGCTTGTATCCTGGGCAGCAACATGGGACTGGGGTTTTTTAATTGGTGTTGGTATTGGTCTGGCTGGTTTAATTATTAGTTTTATGAATTTCCTGTCAAACCGTCAATTCCAGAAACGCAAAGATAAGCGCGAACAAGAGCTGCATGATTTAGAAATGAAAGTGAAGAAATTGCAGGGGCGATGTGATGTCAAAGACTAAATATTGGGTGATGGGATTAGCAGCTTCGGCTGCTTTTTTTTCATCCTTAGAATCGCATGAGGGATACTCAGCAAAACCCTACAAAGACAGCGGTGGTGTAGTAACTCAAGGTATTGGCTCAACAGTAAAACCGAATGGCCAATCGATCAAAATGACAGATCCATCCATCACACGCAAAACCGCTTTGGAGTGGGCGAAATCACACGTGGCCAAAGATGAAATTGTTTTCCGAAAATCTATACCGGGAGTGAAATTGTCTCAAGTTGAATATGATGTTTATCTGGACTTTACTTACAACTTTGGCCAAGCCAATTGGAATCAATCTTCGATGCTTCGCAATTTGAAAGCGGGGGAGTATGTCCAGGCGTGCAAGTCTCTTTTGAAGTGGAAGTATGTGGCCAAGAAAGATTGCTCAATTCGTAAGAACGGCTGTTATGGCGTTTGGGTTCGTCAGCAAGAACGTTATCAAAAATGTATGGGGGCACAGTAAATGGGTGAATTTAATAAGGTAAGCGGTGTCTTGCTTGAGTCGAACGGTATTTATTTTATTAAATGCCCAGGATGTAAAACTTTACATCCATTCCATGTTGATCAAAAGCACAAAGTTTACTGGAACTTTAATGGGGACCTAGACAAGCCAACATTTAGTCCTAGTTTAATGGTGAATCAAGGTCATCCTAGTCAATGCCACTCTTTTGTAACTGATGGAAAAATTCAATTCTTATCCGATTGCCATCATAGCTTGGCTGGGAAAACAGTTGATTTGCCAGAAGTAGAGGAATGATGATGCAATCCTTTTTAGCAAAATTTTATGAAGCCGTCATATTTACTTTGGCGGCTTTTTTATTGCTGGTATTGATTGGGCTTGGTGTGCAGACATTGCGCGTAGGCCATTACAAAACCCAATTCGAAAATGCCGAACTGAAGTGTGATCAGCAAAAAGCAGATATTCATGCGGATTATAAAGATCAAGCGGATATAACAGCTCAGAAATATCAGAAAGCTCTGGCCCAGCAGCAATCAACGATCAATCAATTGAGTT